CACGAGTGAGAGGGTCGAGTTCCTTGATGGCGTCGAACGTCTCGCCTTTCTTCACTTGCCCCAGGTCGATGCGGGTTTTGATGTCGCGCCAAGCGTCGGAGCTTTGGCCTGCCAAAATGTTCTTGGCTTGAACTTTCATCAATTCCCGGTCACCAATAGACACGAGCGAGAACTTGCCTGGATCATCAAGTTCTGTGAGCGCTTTCTGCGGCTCTTGCAGGGACAATGCCTGGAACTCGTCTTTCTGCGCGTTGACGGCGTGCGTTGCGTCAATGCGGGCAAGTTGCGCGGCGCGGTCGATGTCTGAAAGATGCGGTGATTCTTGAACCATTGCCTTTGCGCTTTCGATGTCGCGCAGATCCAGCGCCGTTCCAACTTGCTTGCTCAGTTGATCGCGAGCAACCGCTTTGGCTTTGCCGTCGAGTTCAAGTCGCAACGATTCACGTTCTTCGGGCGTCGTGTAATCGTCCGGCAGCAAAGAGAGCGCGGACTGGATTCCTTGGAAATCACCCGAAGCCGCAGACTCGTTGGCGCGATTGACGACAGCTTGCTTTGCTCGCCCCACTGACTGCTTGAATGCTTCGCCCTGAATGGCAATGGCATTGCTATCCGACCACCGCCCAAAGCTCGACGTGAGCCGAAGCCTTGCGCCATCGGTCAGCTTTAGGCCGTCCATTCGCTTTTGCATTTCGGTCTGGCGCTTTTGCCACTCAGGTAGCCATTGGTCCTGATCCGTGGTCGTTTGCTGGAACTGCTGAAACTCCATCGCATGCCGACGCATGTCGCCCTCGGCCTCGATGAGTTGGCGCGTGTCGTTTGCTTCCGCTGTCTTCTTCGCCATAACCTGGAACGCCTCCGACGCCTGCCCAAGAGCTTTCGCCCATTGCTCACCCTGGCGCGGAATGGGAGTCTCGCCGATAGGCAGGTTTTGCGCCAGCGGAACACGAGCGCCTTGGGGGGCAGCGGGTAAAGCGCCGCCGTTTTGGAGAGGGATTCGAGCCATGTTGTTATTTCTTTGTGCCGCCAGCTGGCGCGGCGCTTGATGCTCTTGGCGCGGCGCTTGATGCTCTTGGTGCGCCGCTGTAGGCACTCATCGCAGTCGAAGCCGCAGAAAGTAATGTTGCCCCCAGACTTGGACCTTGTTGTTTTTGCATCAGTGCATTGTTCACGTTCACTTGTCCTAGAGCCAAAGCATTTTCACGCTCATAGGCAAAGTTGCGCATGGTGACATCACGCTGATAAGCGGCATCGTTGAGTTCTTGCTGTTGCTGAACAGCGGTATTTGCTAGAATTTCCAACGGCGTGCCGGTGATTTGAATGCCCTGGCCGCTCATGGAAGCAAGCTGTGCAGAGCGAACGCGTTGCTGATCCAGCGCCATGCGGCGGCGAGCTTCCGCCGTTTCGTTCGCTGTTTGCGCAGCCTGCGCGTCAATCTGCTTTTGTTGTCCGATGGCATTCAGCCGCGCTTGTTCCGCTGCCTGTTGCGCGTTGCGGTTGGCAATTTTGGTTTGCTGCTGTGCAGTGGCATAGCTCGCATAAGTGGCACCAGCCGATGCAAGGGCAGAAACGATTGCTACAATAGTAGATGCTTCAAGTCCCATGATGTTTAGAAAGGATACATGCAGTTGATGTGATGGCTATTTGCGACAAGACCTCCCGTTTTTTTGATGAACGGAATCATGTCGGGATTCGCTGAAATTTTGAATGCTTTTACCTGCCGCCCGCCAGCCTTGGCGATTTCTCCGGCAAGGTGGCGAAAAGAGCCGATGATCAATGACCAACATTCGATGGCGATCTTCTTGGTGAAACGCGGCGAAGCATAAACGTGATCGATCTCCATGAGCGCCGTGTCGAGGATGGTAGCTGCCCAGGCGCACAGCATAGGAACGTCATCATCTAACGCCAACACGCCGAGGGGCGAGAGGGAATCATCGTCCAACACGCAGCCACGCCGCTTCGCCCACGTCCGCAGGAGCGGCATGTCGTCGGAGGTGATGAAGCGCACGGTAATCATGAGCCGGAAATCTCTGCTTTGAGCACGAAGCCCAGGAGGTTAAAAGGTGTCGGATCGGAATGCTTGAAGGTCAATTCAATGGCGTCTTTCCATTCGGGCGTGATGTGCTCTTCTAGCCTCCCGGTAAATGGAATGATTGGCCCGGCAATGCCGCCATTACCGCCACCTGTCACCTGACAGGTTTGAGCCACTGTGTAATCGGCCAAACTGCCGGACAATTCGGCCAGAAGCCCGGTTGCCGTGGTAGTAATGCGGACCGTATTCCCGACCACGGAGCGGAAAAATCCACTTGGCAAAACAGCCGCCAATGCCGTTGAAAGCGCGGCAGCGTATGCGGCAGCGTTTGCTAGGCTGGTTGTGTTTATCCAATTCGCCCCGCCTCCAGGATCAGTGGCAGCCATGTCCCAGCCTAAAGAAGTCGTGTCGCCCTCAGTGTCTTTGAGCGTGAGACTGACAACGATGTTTTCACCAGCGACAGCGCCAGTGAAATCGACAATGAACGCAGCCGGAGACGTTCCAGGCTCAGGCGGGGTCTGTGAAAACTCAGGATAGCTTATCGCGTCGCCGGTCAAAGCCGGATCGTTGCCGATGGTGCCGCCGATGGACTCGTGAAGCAAGAGTTGCAATCGTTGCGCGTTGAACCTGCGTCCCTGTGCGGTGCCGTCTCGTAACACTTGCTCGATTGGTTCTGGCTGCAAAACTGAAACAATGGGAAGGCCGACAAAGAGCGATGTCGCAGAAGGATAATCAAGCGTGATGCTGCCGCCAGAAACCGCGTGAGTTTCGGTCGTCTTGCCATCTACTCGCGCCGTGACGGTTTTGCCCGCAAGATAGGATAAGCCAGTGACGGCAGTTCCAGCCAAAGTAATTTTCTTGGCACAATCAAGATAACAAAAATCCGTTGGCGATGAAAAGTCAAACTTCTGAGCAGTCGGGTAAAACCGTTCAATGTAGCGTTTCGTGACACCGTTGATGGTGCGCTTCACTACCGTCCACACGCAGTCAGCGTCATTCTCCCCGCGAACTGTAGCTACAGCTTCAAACTCACCGCCGCTCGTTGTGCGACGGAACCATGCCGCAATCTGACTTTCGCGATTGTAACTAAATCCCAAAAGTGTTCCGTTTGCCAGCACGCACCAAAGAACCGGGTCAGGCTCGTTTTGGAATACCATGTCCACGATTCCGCTCGTGCTGATATGCTCAGCACGAAGCGTCATGTCAGGTGATTTGTAGTCATCGGTTGAGAAGACATAAGCGAACTCGAACACTTTGCGCCCCGTGAGTGATGCCCAAAGCAACGAGTCGCGAGTCTGAACTGCGCCAATGGATTTTGAGCCGGAACGGTTGCGCTGGATAGCTTGAATATTCGTCGGCTTCAGGACTTCTGATCCATCGCCAGCGCCTTGGATCGTCCATTCTTCGCCGTCGGTGCCAACCACCACTCCTTGCCGGAATGAAGCGATCCAGCGAACAGCATTTGATTCGCTAGAGTTTAGCGTGACGTCCATTCCATCACTGTCTTTGTCGCCAACGGCAAAGTTAAAAAGATCATCAACACATGAAGCGCGGACTTTGTTTGGCTCTTTAGCTGTCCCACCAAGCCATAGCCGCAAATTATGAATACCAATCGCAGAAGGGTATCCGTTGGAAGACGAAAAGCTTTGCTCGTAAAAAGTGGTTGCAGCAACGCCAACGCAGTCAAGTGGGACCATGCCGCCACCTGGGAGGCGAGACACGAATTGGCCGCCGAGACCGACTGATTCCAACGGAATTTTCACCGTTGCATCATTCGGCTCTATCTTGACTTTGGCGTCTGTCCTTGACGTGGTGATATTTGCACCGAGTCGATACCAAGCGCCTTCAACCGGAGCCGAATGCTCATAAAGTATATTTCCAGCCGTCGCCGATGATGAAAGCCACTCGTTGATTTTATCCCAAGTCAATCCTCCGTCTAGGCTGTGGTAAAGATAAATGGTGCCGATGGGAGCAACTCCGCTTGCCCATTCGGTCGAAACGGTGAAGCTGCCTTGATGGAACCTGCCTGGAGTAGGCGTAAGAACGCCTGTTGAAGAAAGCGCAAGAGAAACACTAGTCACAGTTCCCTCAATGACAAAAATGTCCCCCTTAATTAGAGATGAAGTAATTGTGCCGATTGAAGCTGACAAGCTATAGCCACCGCCGTCATTTTGCTGGGACGGCCTCCAATAAGTTTGCCATGTTGCACCAACCAACGGTTCTGAAGTTGCGCTTGATGTGTGTGCAAGAATGCAAGTATAAAGCATTTCTCGACTTATTCGCATGACCGGGTTTGTCGTCGTGCTTAAAGCGTATGACGTCCCTGTTGCCCATGCTGTGGCTATATCAACGCTACGCACCACCGTCACAGTTGGTCCCGTACTTGAAAGTGGGTGTTCTTTAAGCGGCGGAAAAGTAAAAGACAAATTGCCGACCATAAACGAATAAGCCGGTTGTGTCGAATTTGCGTCTGACCATGCTATCCCATCAATAAATGGATTCGTCGATGTGGTCGAAACAGACTCAATAATTAGCGGTGGGCGATTGCCTTGCGTAATAATGACTGAGCGACCGATTTGCTTCCATTGAAGTGTTGCCAACTCCGCCTCGGTGTAGGCGTTCGGCCATTCAATCAATGGCACAACATAATCTGTCATGTCCGACAAATTAAAAAACGTCACCGCAGGAAGCTCGTAGAAATTTTGAATCACACCAGCGAATGCGCCCGAGGCGTAATAGTGATCCGTGATGCAAACATAGTTTATGCCAAGATTCTTCACCACCTTACCACGAACATAGCTCACGCCAGAAGTCCATGTCGGGACGGTATAACCAGACCGGATGCGGAGCCGAGCCGGAGTTCCTTCTTTGAAAAAACGAATGTAACCCGCGCCGACCTCAAGGACATAGTTCTCAGTGCGTGAAATCTTGAGAGGAACAAGACGCACCTTTTTTGTCGAGTCCTTTACCTCGCCCAGGTATTGCGTGCCGGGCACCTTGAACGCTCCACCGTAAGGGCGAACCATGAAGTTTTCCATCTGCACGCAGCCGGAACGGTAGCCGTCGAAGTCCACGCGGCCATTCATCAGCGGCGTGAGTTCGCCACCGTTGAAGTTGACGTTTAGATGGTGAAATTCAGGCATGGCTTATTGTGTGGAGATGAAGCCGCGACGTGAGCGAACGAGCGCGGAGTCGTAGGACGGTGGAAGAGCGCGGCCTTTGCCTTGGCGTGAATCTTTTTGCTGAGCCGCTGGTCCGATCAGGCGCTCGAACTGCCCTCGGAGTTCTGCGGCTCTTCCAGCCGGGCCGGTCAATTCCTGCGCAATGTAGGACGCCAGCACCAGGGCAAAGGCATTGACAAACTCCTGCGGCCAGTTGGCGGTGGTGGTTTCTTGGAAAACGTAGGAAAGCAGGATCTCGTCAGCGTCGCACAATATCTTCGATCCTTCGACCGCGTAGCGCTGTGAATCTTCCTCGTTGCCTTCCAGCCCGTTGACTTTGTTCACGCGAAGACAGTCCGCAGGCTTAGTATGCTGGTAGTCCCAGCCAAACAAAGGTGCCAGAATCCATTCGCCCGTGCCGCTTGTGTGAGCGCCGCTAAAGACGGATCCTTGCAGGTCGAAAGTGTTGGCGTTGATGACCGTCACATACCATGAACCGTTAGCCGCAGGTGCACCGGTTACTTTGCGGATGTGAACGCGGTTGCCAGTCGTCAGGCCGTGAGACGTGGCCGTGACGCGGATCTCGTCACTTGCCCCAGCGTCAGCCAGCGCCACGCCTGACAGCGCCGTCCAAGTCAGCGTCAAACGCGCACGCTTAGCAGCAAAGTTCCACGGGTGCGAAGCCAGCGCCTCGTCGCGTGCCGCATCGAACCACTTGCGGCAGACTCGCGCCTGCTGCGTGGCATCGGTGTCGAGGTTTGTCATCTCCTTGGCAGAGATGAGCGACAGCGCAAGATTGGCGATTTCAGTTTCAGTCATGGCGTTTCAAAATGAAGCCCTCGCCGCCCACATGAAAGACGACGAGGGCTAAGGACTCCACCAACCACGAGGAGATTTTAAGCGAGGTCGTAAGTGATCGTCCAGACCTGCGTGTGAGAGATCGCCACGGTGGCCGTCGTCCAAGTGGCGACAATCCAAGCGTCTTGATCCAAGTTTGCTGGGGCCAGAATGCCGGCGCCAACGGTGCCAGCTTCGGTGAAGTTCTTGCGACCAGCGGCAGAGCCGAGGGCAAGACCAGAACCGAAAACGTCATCATCAATCGCAACCGGAGTTGCGGCGACAGTGAACGTCCCGATTTTACCCGTGAGGGCGTCGCCAGGGTCACCGTAGTCCACAGAGCAGAGTTGCGGAATCAAACGCGCACCTTTTGGCAGGCGAGCGATGAACAGCGGATCAGCCGTTGCGGCGGTGTAGCCAGTCATGCGGACCTGAAGTGTTTTCAGGTTGCCGCCGTAAAGCTTGACGTTTGGAGCCTGCGAGATGTCAGAGACAGCCGAAGCTTGGAGAGTTGCGAAGTCAGTGAATACGTTAGCCATAATCGTGAAGAGTAGAGTTTGAGAAAGGGAAGAGAGCGGGAGCCTTTCGACTCCCGCTCAAGATTGGGTTACGGGCTTTCGTCCGCGTAGATGCGAACGACCTTTTCGTTTTCGGTGCGAACAGCACCGCAGCGATAGACGCCACGGATTTGTTTGCAGTGGCGACGGCTTGGCAGCATGTCCATGTGGGTGTTGCGGCCACCTTCGGCGAACTTGATGCCGGACTTGTGCCACGCGAAGCAGGTGCGGACATCGGTCGAAGTGTTCCGAGTCAGCAGTTCGGTGCGAACGAACTTGAAGCCAAGGAAGCGGTCGATCTTGCCGTCCACGAGAGCTTTCACGCTCGCGTAGTCTTCGGAGGTCATTTTGTCCACCAGCAGCATGTCTTGAAGCTGCTGTGAAGAGTGGGCAAAATAACGGTCGCCGTCATCGACTTCCTGCTCGTCCAAGAGCTTCTTGGCGCGGCTGATCTTCGCCAGTGTCAGGCCGCTGTTAGCGGTCGAACCAGAGGCGACGTAATCAGCAGCGATGGACATTCCGCCAGAGAACGAGTTAGAGGTCGTGCCGTTCTCGCCGATGTAGCGAGTGCCATCGAATGCCTGGATGATGACGCGGTCTTTGGTGCGGTTAGAGGCCGCAGCCATAGAAGCCACTTCATCAGAGTCAGGCAAGGCGATGGTGCCAAGCTGGATTTCATCATCTTCATCAAAGACAATGACCTTCTCGAACTTGCGTCGGAAGATCCAGTAGCTATCGCCGGTCGAATCGCCGTCTGGCGTGTCGCCCTTGCGTTCGGTGACTTCGGACATTTCGCCTTCGTCGAGTTGGTTGAACTTGCGGCGTTTGCCGGTGATGGTCGTCGGCGTCACGGCGGCGCCGAGACGGGAGTCCATCTGTTGTGCGAGCATTTCCCAGTTTTTGGAATACTCGGTTTCAAAGTATGTTGGCAGTTGATCGGGCATAGCGATAAAAGAGATTTAGATTTTGCGAGAATGGCTTTTCCGAGTCGTGGATTTGCCGGGTGTTACCCTCTCGCGGGTGTCTCTTTCGAGGCCGCTGCTTGGCTCTCGCGGGTATCCCTGGCAACAGGGGCCGCTTTGACTCTGTGGTGAAGGGGCGGAACTCTTTGCCGAATGTCAAACAAGAAATTTACTCTGCCTTAAATCCACACACGGCACGAAGCGATTGCATGGGAAATGCCGGGCCAGGATCGACCTTCCGGCTTGGTGCAATGTCATCATGACCGACGACGTCGTCGAGCTTGTAGCGTGCAACGAGCGCTTTGGCCACTTCTTCGCAGGCGTTGAGTTGCGCGATGGGATAGGCTTCCCACTTCTTGAGTGTGCCACCGTTTTTGTGGCGGGCCTCGACCGGCGGGAACTGTGACCAGCGCTTCGTCAGACGCTCGTCATCGCCAGCGTTGGCTAGCTCGATGCCGATGGAGCACGAGTTCAGATTGCTGAACTGTTGCCAGCGCGAGACTCCCGCATGCCCGCAGGTGACGTTGAACGGGCGGCACTGGTAAACGGTGCCGTTGCGGTCGATGACGATGTGAGCGGAGGCACCTTTAGCCGCTGGCGTGCGCCAAAACTCAATCGAGCTTTCGGCTGTCGCTCCACTCGTGAAATGAATCACAAGGAAGCGACGAACGGGCATGGCTGCACCCCCAGGAATTGGTCGGCGTAAAGCTCCTTCGAGCCAATGGTCGGCGCTGATTTTCATCTGCGCTTCACGCGAGGTTGAGTTCCGTTGCGCTTGTGAGCTTCGGCGAGCTTGCGGTCCACCCAGCGGTCAAACCTATGCATGACAAACATGACGAACAGCAAAAGGCACGCGCCGACGAATGTCCAAGCTAGCGTTTGCGCAATCATGCTTTGACCCCCTGGAGCCGCATCATAAGCGCTGCGGCTTCCTGTTGGCGTGCTGGTCCTTCTTTGCCAAAGTAAGCGGCATGCCACGGGTTATTCGTGTTGCGGCGGATGTCTTCAGCCTGCGCCTTGCCATCCATCACGATGCCTGCCTTGTCGTTGCCAACGAGTGCGTCAGGCTTAATGAGATTCGATACGGTCAGCATCGCCTTCACGAACTTGGCGTTGTTGGCTAGTTCGTTGTCGTTGATGTCGAAGCCTGCCATCTGCGCAGCCTTTGCAGCCTTGCCAAGATTCGCATCAAAGTCAGCGCCCCAGTCTTTGCGCAGTTCCGCTTCCTGCGACCGCACGAACTCATCGAGCTTTGCCTGCCCCGATTGATGCAGTTTCGCCATGCGCTGCGCGTCGAACTCGACGAGCTTTTGAGCCGCTGCGGATGGGATGTTCAGCGAGTGCGCCAATTTTGCAAACTCGCCGACTTCCGCTTCGTTCCACGTCAGACCGTCGGGCAGCTTGTCCGGCTTGGCGATCTTGTAATCCTCAACCTTTGCCGGGACGCCAAGCACATCGCGAATCTGCGCGTTGAACTTCTCCACCTCTTCCGGCTTCGCGTCTGGAGCAGGCGCTTTAAGCGTGGACTTCTGGCCGATGAGCTTTGATGCGTTGGCGTGGCCGCGCATGAGTTCAAGCGGATTCGGATACTTTGCCAGCGTAGCAGCCGAAGGCTTGAGATCGTCAGGCAAAGCGGCGTCCCAGCCCGCTCTAAAGTTGCCCTTGTCATCGAGCGCGGAACGAAAGTCCCAGGCGGACGATCCGCCATCGGCGTCGCCTTGTTGCGATTGTTGCGGTTGCTGCTGACTTGCGCCGCCGCCGTCGTTCGAAGCACGTCCAAGCAGAGTGCCGCCGCCTTGGCTACCACCGTCGCCGCCTTCGTCTTCAAGAATGAATCGTGGGTGAAGCTTCATGGCTTATGCGTCCCCCTCTCCGGTGAAGTCGTTTTCCTTGGGCGTGTCCTTTTTCTCCCCTGGCAGTTGCTCTTGCAGCTTGGCTTCGGCTTTGAAGAATTCTGCCGTTGAAGCCGGGACGCGGCGGTTGGTAGGGTAGCGAGCGGCGATTTCCTCCAGCGTCGCATGAGCTTTGAACCATGCGACGTATTCGGGCGTCTTGTCACCCATAGCCGGGTGCTTCACTGGAGGCGTTGGAATCTGGCCTGCGTCAGCGAGCTTGTGAAGGCGCTCGACGGCAGAACTGCCCGGCTGAACTACGGAAGGCTCAACAATAGCGGGTGCTTCTGGCGCGTCTTGAATCAGTCCGCGCCGCACCATCTCGGCGGCAAGTTCGTCGTCGCTCATGTCGGCGAGAGATGGCAGCGCTTCGACCTTGTCCTCGTCTGCTTGTCCCGGTGCGTCGCCGGCAATGAATTGCAGGTCAACAATGCCCGATTCTTTGCGGATGGCTCCCTTGACCGTCGGGCCGACTTTGTTTTTCAGGTGGCAAACATTGCCGTCAATGGTTCCGATGACAGCGCCGTCATTTGTGACGAAGCCTTCGTTGATTTCGATTTTCATGGTGGTGGGTTAGAGTGCCCGCGTTGGTTTGTCGGAGGATTCGTCATCCTCCAACAGCTCCGCGCCGCGAGCTTGGCGGCGGAGAAAATAGGCCAGCACATCTTTCTGGCCGTCGCGTTGAGCGGCAGCGTGCGGGTTGAAATTGTCGGTAGCCTGGAACACAGGCCGGAACATGCCGAAATGCTGCTGTGCCGCTGTGAGCACGACGTTAAACGCCTGCGAGCCTGCAAGCTCAGCCCATGCGGCATTCAGCTTTGCCGCGCGGTCCTTGCGCTTTGCTTCGATCTCTTCGGCAGCTGTCATGCTTGCGTGTCGGCGATGAATGCTTCCACTTCGGATACGGCATTAATGTCTTCGTGTTTTTCCCAAAGGTAATCATCTCCAAACTGAAAGCGCCGGTCCTCGTATTCAGCCCACAGAGTGGCAAGCATCTTGTCACGGATTGCAAGTTGGCAAGCCATGTCGCAAAGCTCTTCGGTCATCGCGGCAACATGCCGAATGTAGTGTTCGCCCAGGCTTTCGGAATCTTGTGGCGGGTAAATCATGCGATGAGCTTGGAAACCGTGTTCAGGAACCGAGCGTGCGCGTGTTCCGCCAGTTCCAAAGCGTCGCGCTCGTCAAACCCAGCGGCATGCGGAAGGGCAAAGCGATCCTCAAACTTGCGTCCCTTAAACTGGAACTCAAAGCGGAAGCAGTTAAAGCCTTCGACGAAAGCGCGGAGAATGTCGGATTTCACCTTTTGCAAGTTAGAGGCGACGTCGAAACGGTAAACCAGCAGGTCATTCCCACGGGTGAACGATTGCGCGAGATCTAATTGTGAACGCTCACTCATGCTGCCATTGCTCCTTTCAGTGCCTCGACTCCACCCAGATTGCCAACGGCCTTGGCTCCCTGTTCCACGGCTTGCATCTGCGCAGCTTGTGCTTGTGCCTGCGCCTGCGCCTCCATGCGCTGCTGGACGACTTCCTCGTCAAGAATGTAGTCGGTAGGAACGCCAGCGTCACGAGCGCTGCCACGCGCCCAACGAATCCAGTCGAACGGCTCCATGACTTCAGGCCGCAGAGGAGCGAGCGAGACAATGCGCTGAATGTGCCGGTCGGCGTCGATGTTCCGCAGCGATTTAATCGCCAGGGCGAGGCGAGACGAAAAGGTGACCATTGGATTCGGCACGATGCCGACGAACTCGGAGACGCGCTGAATCGCCTCTTGCGGAGGCGTTGGCAGCATTCCGGATTCCATCCACAGGTTGAACAATCCTTGGAGCATCGGCGTGTGCTTCTCGTTTACGATCCGCGAGAAAGCCGGAGTGATGGCGGTGATCTTTTCGGCCGCACGCTCGTTGATTTCTGTGGCAGTGCGGATGCCGTCCAACCCTTCAAACATGTTGAAAAGTTGCGCGTGAAACTTCGCACGAATGGACTCTTGGCGCATCTTCACGCGATCCTGGCCGACGTTGTAGTCACCACCGATTTGCAGCGGTTTCGGCTCCATCATTCCCGTGTCGATGTAGGTGATGCCGCCAGCCGAGAGCACGATGTCACCCTCCATTCGGCTGTCAGCGATCATAGCCGGGCGCACGCGCTTCTCGGCCTCGCAGTCCATCATCATCTGGAGGAAGTTGATTTGCCGAGTGTCTGGCAATGCGGCAAAGCCAGGGCCGTAGCCGTAGGCGGTCTTGCCTTCCAGCGCCGTCCATTTCAGGAAGCGCCCGACGCTGAACGGGAAATAATCAAAGCCCGATTCCTTCAGCGTGTGTTTCTCACCAAGCTCGACGTAGTAGCTTGCGAACGCTTTGCCCCAGTCGGCCATGCGGGCAATCTCGTTGTCGGGGCGCTCGCTTTCTGGCCGTGGGTAAACGGCGTGTAGAATCTTGATCTTGGCGAGCTTCTTTGTGTCATCGCCCAAAGCTTCGCGGGACTTGGTGGACAGGTTATCAGCGCCGAAATGCTTGGCGCTTTCTTCGATAGTCCACTCAAACTCGCGGAACAAAACATCGACCACGCCAAAGCGATTCTCATCGATGCAGTAAGAGGCAGTCGGGAGATGCTCAAAGCGGAGCTTGCCATCTTCCAGCGCGTAGTAGAGCGCCGAAGTGCCGAACCCACAGTGCGAGAGCAGATCCTCATGCGCCTCGGTGTAATAACTGGAGTTGCTCAGGTATTCCCGCGCCAGTTCGGAACATTCCTGCGTCCACTTTTTGACACGGTCAGATCCGCGCAGTTCGCGGGTTGGGTCAAAGCCAAACCACGGCTCATTGGCTGGCATCATCCAGGACATCAGCCCGCCGGCCATTGTCATGAGCGCATCGCCTGCCGTTGTGTCGAAGAGCAAACCTTCGCGAGAGGTGTCCGGCAGATTGACCTTGCTGGAGATGCCAGCCGAGCGGGGGGCCATCAAGTCGGCGATTTCCTGCCACTGGACAAGCCACGGCATTCGGTCGGCCTGCATTTGCTGCCACCGCTTGCTTAGCTTTTCTGCTTTTTGGGCAGAGTTAGAAGGTTCAAGGTTCACCGGTGTAAGCATTGGCTGATCCGCCTAGAGTCGATGCAAAGCCACGGTTGCGGCTCATGCTGCCTAGCACGTCGCCTTGCATGGCGTCCATGCCGCCGATGCGGCGCTTGCTTGCGGCCTTGACGCTTCTTTTTGCGCCTTGCGAATCGGCACGCATAGGAGCGGCGACTGGCGCAGGTTCAGGAGGCGCGACTGGAGCAGGTGGTGCGCCACCACCGCCGCCGAAATAGAGGGGCCAGCCGAGGAGGCACTTTTGCAGGAAGGCGAAGAGTGAGATTGTCCGCATGGACAACTTAGGGCGGAACTCGCCCAGGAATTGCAAGCGCTTTGTTTAGCAGGTTAGAAGCTTCGGCAAACCGGGCCGCTTTGCCGCGCCGGGCAAAGCCAAGCCAAGGCAGTGCTTGCGGAAGCCATCGAGCAGCTACGCTTAAATCGCCAGCCAGCACCCAGAGGAACCAGCAGTCGGCGCTATCCAACGGCTCCACGTCCCAAGGATCGTTCAGCCTGCCCGGCTCCCAATCACGGCGCACAGGTCGAGCCATGCCAAACGCCTGCGGAGTCGAGACAACGTATCCGCGCTCGAAGTGAGCAGCGAGATCTTGATCAAAGCTCATGCCGGGATGCAGCCGGTAGAGCTTGCGGACCTGCTCAATCGGAGTCATCGCCTGCCCACGAAGCTGAATTTTGCCGCTCCTCTCCGGCGCTCTCGTGGCTTGTCGTCGGCCTCCAGGTTGCTGTTGATGAATCCCTGCTCATCCGCCGCGCCAAAGGTAATCATGGCGTCAGCGCCGTGCGAGTTGATGTCGTGCAATGGCAGTGGTCGCAGCGCTCCGCTCGCCGCTTTTGGCTGCGTCCGGTAGTTGGACAAACAGCCGATGCCCGAAGGCAGCGACTCGCCGAACTCATCGACCTGGAGCGCCTCGCAAGCCGGGTCGAACCACATGCGCGGAAGCCGGTCACGAACGGCGTTGATTCCGTCCCATTTGTCGCCGGCGATGGGAATCGTAATGATCTTGTGGTTGGGAATGCCTGCTTCCGTCAACTGCTGACGGTAGGTCTTGGAATAGCCTCTGTCCCGGTAATCAACGTCGTGCGGAAAGAAGTGTTTGGCGATGCTCTTCCCGACTTCCTGTTCAAGCTGGCGAATCCATTCCGCTGCCATGACGGCACCTTGCCCGGTGGTGAACCGGAACCGATGCCATAGGATGTCGCGCCCGGCCTGCTGTCCAAGCCAGCACGAAAGCCCGTCGTTGCCGATGTCCCAGAAGGTCGAAAGCGGGTATTTGGCTTCAATGGCAAGCGAGCGAATGCGTCCGCCGCTCTTGATCGTCACCATGCCAGGGAAGATTTGGCCGCTGACAATCGACCTCACGCACTCATGCGCCACGGTCGGGAACTGCGTCCAGATGTCGTCCTTCTGTTCCGCCTTTTTTTTCTCATACCATGCCCACCTGGAAGCAGGCAGGATGATGGCATGCTTCTCCTGCATCTCGCGCATGTAGGCCAGCGTTTCCGGCTTCTCTGGCTCGTGTCCTGGCAGGTCGTAGGAGGGATGGCCGAACCACGCGAAGAAATGCAGCCGCCAGTCCATGCGCGTGAGCGGCTTTCCCACCATCGAAAGAGCGAGGTCGAAAATGTCGCGGGCAATCGTCCCTTCTCCGCCTTCCATTGTCGTCTCGATGTCGATGATGCCCGCAGCGCCGATGGCATTGAGCGAGCCGCGTTTGACCTTCCTGGCCCGATCTGGCGCCTGCGCAGACATTGGCCCGGCCTCCGACCAGTGCAGACGGCGCGGAGTGCCACCCATGAAGCTTGTTCCCGCCTCCTGCCTCGATCCATTTGCCCAGTTCAGACAGCCCTGCGCATCGCTCGCCAGCGGATTGACCTTGTGGATCTGTCGCCAGCACGCGGCAATGACAGGGTTCGGATGCAGCGGCCCGGCTTTCCACGCAGCGCGGGCGATGTCGAGCTTTTTGAAGGCGTCGTCCTCCTTGAAGTCAACATGAGCACAATGCGTCTTCGGCGTCGTCAGACACTCGTCCAGGTAGTCGAGCACGATCAGCGTGCTCATGCCCAGCTTGCGGGCTTTGGGCGTCATGTTGCGGCTGTGGCGTTCGCGCAGGTATTGCTCCTGCTCGCCGCGCAGGACGAACGGGATCATGCCTCCATCCGCATCATCTTCCGGCAGGATCTGGTAAAGGTTCCGCATCCTCCACTCTTTGGAGGCGAGGCAGGCGGCGATTTGTTCGGGCGGGATCACAGCGTCACGAAATGGAACTCCTTTCCAAAAAGCAAGCTGCTGTTCGGGTGAAGAGCATCTCTTTGAAAATAGTTCATTAGCAGATAGGCCTAACGCTAATGAGCGATTGCGCTATATTAGCCCATTTTCAGACTTTTTAGCGCAATGGGCTGTTCGGGAACTTTTGACCATGGTGAGGTGCCACACGAAAAAGGGCGGTTTTTCGTGAGGCAGATTTAAGGCGACAAGATCAAGTGAGCACGCATCAAAAGCGCCGCCGCCTTTTCGACCCCTTGTTGTTGATTGCTCATTCCCTAGACGCACCGCAATCAACAATTAGCCCCCCCCCTTGTTGTTTGCATTGTTCATCGGCTGCAATCAACAAGCCTCCCCTCTTGCCGTAAAAAGCGCAGTTGACATCCTGCACCGAGTTCCGCCTTTTTGTCGCACGGTTGCCGTTCGTGAGCAGCTGACAGCTATCAACGGCACCGACAGACGCGACGAGCGAGCGGATTGCTAGGCACTCACGGACCAGCACGCCAGCGTCACAGGCTTCATTACGGCCTTACCCCCCCCTTGGGGAGGGCCGTGGGAGGGGCCGAGCGTTTACTTGCGCTTTTGCTCTATACGTCTGCGTAAAGGCTTCGTGATGGTAACCGTTTCATGTGTAACGCTGGCATGATTGATGGATTTAATGCGGCCAAGAATATCGGGGGCCTTGTCAGTCAGCCGGTTAATTGCAGCGAGATTATTGCGGTTGTGTGGCAATGTAATCGTAAGTCGAATGTATTTCATGTAGTGTGGTCTTACTTCCTTCCAAACGTGGCCGCAATCGCCTCAGACAAGCCAGGGATCTCCACGCTGCCAGAGTGCTTCACCTCATCTGGAGCATACCAAGCTGACGCTTTGCCGACTTCACGAAGGGCACCGGTCGCGGCAGAAAAGTCGCCGATCTCCTCGGCCTTCCCAGCGATTCCTTCGAGTCGATCGAGCCACTTATCCTTCGTAAGTCCAAATCTCTTATCAGCTGCCTCCGATACTTTCGCCTTCAGTGCTGCGATCCTGTCGCCGACATGCTTAGCCAGCGCTTTCCCCTCGGTCTTACCCGTTTCATACGAGCACTTGCCATTGCTGACGTGTTCGGTGTAAGCCTGGACAGCAGACATGCCCAGTGCGACCGCTTGCGCAAAGGCTTCGTGTTTTTGGTTTTTGAGTGCTGGCATAGGTAATGATGCGATACTCGCAAATTGATGTCAATGTCGAACGTCCGATGCAGCGAACTGCTTCGCTGAGGCTCAGTCGTCGCTGATCTTTTGGTTCTGGGAAGAAATAGACCCGCCATCGAAGTCCTTTTGCAGTCCAAGCCTTTCGACCTGCTCCTGGCACCAAGTGGCAAAATAAGAAGCGGCATCCTTTCGCACATCCTTGATGTCCACTCCGTATTCATTCGCCCATTTCTCAGGGTCTATCTCGATTGTCTGCGTTATCTTGATTTTCATTACAGTAGGATTCCTTGTGTTTGCGGTTTGTGTGATGCGTCGTATCTGGAGTTGTTGCCTTTCGGGTAGGTCTTGATTTCGTATCGAAGGTCTTTCGCCATCGCTTTGCGTTCCTTTTTCGACCCATGAAAGAGAATGTATCGGTGCTTGCGGTCGCGTGGTTTCCAATACACGTCGTCGCCGTATTTCTCCTTCATCTGATCCTTGGTCATTCCGCGCCCCATTCCAGCCGTGCCGTGGTGCTTTCCTTCGTGGCCTTTCACCACGGGATCGTAAGTCAGCGTCGAGAGTCCCGTGTAGATGAAGTTGGTCGCCTGATACACGAACCCATGATGCCCCTTGCTGCTGTCTGCGTATGAGACGATGATCTTTGGTCGTGGCAGCATCGCCACGCATCGTGAGACGAAGAAGGAGGCGAGGTTTTTGCATCCGATTTCGTTTATCACGAGTCGGTTTAGTTCGCAGACATTCGCCGCCCATTCTTCACCGCATACGCCTTTTAGGAGAGTAGAGCTTACTGGCGTTCCGAAAGTGCAAACCCCTTGCAGAATCATCTTTGCATCATACAGGCCGAATGCCCATGAGATTGAGGGTATCCGCTTCGCGTAGTGCTTCATCAGTAGCCATTCATAGGTTTCTTTGGAGTCGATAGGCCGCACCGAAAAAGACCCAGAACAAGACGCTGCATGGAACGCCGAGGATCGTCCATCTTGAATCGGGCATTTAATGTCGGCGTCCATGAGCTTATGCGTTCTCAGACTTAACCCATCGGGCTTTTGCGGCCTTCGACGCTGCCGCGCTTCGCGTTTTCTTCGTCGTGCCCTTCCATCGGGCCTTACCGCCTTTCGTGCGGCCTTTGTCTGGCGGCAGTTCGCCGCCGCAGTGCGGGCAAGTTTTCATGCTGCGGAAAATGGACGCTTGGCAATATAAACGGAATGAGCCTTTGTTTCTGCATCTTTTTCTGACGGAAAGAATGCCCAGTTGCCAAGAGCAAACGATGCCTTGTAACCAAACACGCCATCCACCCAAGCAGGAATTGCCTCAACTGTTTTAACCTTGCTCGCCTTGCCATCTATCACATCCCACATCGTGAGCGCGTAGCGCGACACCCTGCAATTGTATGACAATCTCTCTGTTCCGATCTTGCGCACGGTAAATGCTGTTTTCATGTTCTGAGTATATGCGAGCTAGCACGCAGCGCAAGCCCTATTTTCAATAAGCCCACTTGGCATCGCCCAAGATTTCGTCTGAATCAGACCACCACTCATCCCACTGAGCGTTTGTCGCAACGCTCCAGCCTGGGATGGTTGCGGCTGCGTCCTTGCCGGTCAGCGACATCGGCATCCACTTGATGCGGTTGTTCGGGTAGATTGCGATTTGCCCGTTGGATAATTTGAGGACATTGCCCTCCTTGTGCTCTTCAAGAAGCTCACAATCGCCGATGTCCAAGGTGCCTGAACCTTGGGATTCTGGGAGGTAGTCAAGAGTGAACCAGTAGTGACCGCCGATGGGTGGCAATCCTTTGCCCAGATTCACGAGCACCGGCACATCGCTCAACTGATCCTTGCGCCATAGTTCGATGGATCCTGACAGGCACTCCCACATCTGGACCTTGTGCAATGGCAATGCCGTGTGATCATCTTCCGGCTCAAACCAATAGACGCACTGCGGCGGCACTTTGTCGAAGCAGGCGGCGTATCGCTCCACCCACACTTGGAAGCACAAGGGTCGATTGCGCATCGCTCGAACAGAGACAAGCCACGCGGGTTCAAATTCGTCTTCTGAGCCACCGAAGGCGTCACAGCGGATGAAGACTTTGGTTTTGGGTAAGTTGACGTTTCTCATGCAGTTCGTGGGGTGGTTGTGGTAGTGGTCAGTGGTTGGCTCATTAGTTCAGGGACGGGCTGTTTTTTCACCGTGGCAGCGCGAACATGGTCGGTAGGTTTCGCCATCAGCGATTGAGACGCTGGCGAGAGTTTGGCCTGTGCCAGTGCAGCGGTAGCATCGGTTGTTTTTCTGCTCCCATGCCAGCTTCCAAGTAAGATGGTCGGCAATGCTGACCACGAACTCCCGGCGGGTTGATTTGTCCATTTTCCGCCAGTTGCGGCGGCCCTTCCTTGGGCCGCGTGTGATGAGCGGTGCCACGACCCCCGTGATGGAGAAATGCGTGGCGATGTAATCTTTCTGCCCGTCCTGGTGTCTGGGTAGGCAGGTAAACTGGTATCCCTCCCATTCAGCCGAGAGGTCGAGTGATTCGCGGGCTTGTAAAACGAGTAAGTTCATGTGGGATTATTGGTGGCGCATGCATCGCATGCATTTGCGGACGCAGCCATCATGCGGAAACCAGACGACGCCGGGGAGTTGGTGAACGCCGTTTGCTGCGTTGGCGCATGCGGCCTGCCCGTTGAGCAGAAAATGAGCCGAGTCGTGGTGAAGTGACTGCATCCATTGGCCGGTTTTAGCCGATTCAGATGGTGGCGGCGTGGTTGCATGCAACGCAAATTTGTCTGGCGTCGTGGTGGTTGCATGGCGTCGATACAGCCAGGACTTAAGCGTGCTCACCGGCAACTGCAGTTCCTCGGCAATGGAAGCAAATGTCCGGCCTTGTCGCCGGGCCTGGACGGTGATCTCGCGGAGAATAGGCGAATGCGATTTCATCCGTGCCTCCTGTTCCATACGGCGATGAACTCCGAAAGCTTTAGCCCCTCACCGTCATTCATCCGGCAGGCGCATTTTTCGTGATCGCATTCGATGAAAGCACAGCCGGGCAGGTAACCGAGTTGCGGCTTGGCATCGCGCCTGCGCTTGCATTTGGCAGTTAGATTGAAGTGGTTCATGATGCGCTCGAAGTCGGTCACAGTTTTGTGCCCTCCCATTCTGACAGCGCCTGCATGCCATTGCGGAAATGCGGCTTTGTTGGGCGAGGCGGTAGTGCAGGCAATCTGCGCATGGTGGCGATGAGCTTGGCGAGCTTGCGCCCGAATGCGTGGTTGTTTGGATCGTGGTTCACAAGCGGATCGGGGATGAGGTTCATGATTCGGTGTGTTCTCTGAATTGGAAAATGGAGCCGAGGAACTTCAGCTTAAGCTCCCAGTGCCGTTTTCCGCCGCGGCTTTTGTCGCACCAAAGCGTCCGCATGGCGTCGTTCAAGCCGGTTTCAGAATTCTCGTCGGTGCATTTCTTGAGCATGAAGACCTTGTCGGCATCCTGGCCGATAGCCCTGGATTCGCGCAGCTTGCCCGAATCGTTGAGTTGGCTGGCTGTCAGGATCACTTTGCCGGTGCGGCGGGCGAGACGCTTCTGGCGCCGGGAGATGCTGGCAAGCACACCTTCACGGGTGTCTGACTTCCGAGCACTGCTGTCCTCCATGAGTTGCAGGTAATCGACCACTACCAAGTCGCAATCGGAGCGTTCAATGTCGGCAAAAATGTCGGTGGCGCTCGCATCCTCCACGTCCACGAGTTCGACGTTTGCGTTGCGTTTGAGTCGTGCCACGGCGCTCACAAGTGCTTGCTGCTCACCGTTGGTCAGAACGCCGTTGTAGAGACTGCCGTTGTCCACCTGGGCACTGCTGGCAAGGAGACGCAGCATTTGCTCGTTGTGGGGCATTTCGAGCGGATACCAGCGCACCTTGCGGCCATCCATCGCAGCGGCTTCCGCGCAGTTCTGGATGATCGTCGATTTGCCGTCTCCAGGTTCGCCGGCGAAAACCCAGACCTGTCCTGGCATCATGCCTCCCGTGTTTCGGTCGATGGTCGGAAATCCGGTGCAGATGCCGGGAAGCCTGCCAGGATGCTTTGACCTTTGCTCGATCTCGGCAAGCAGCGGGTCGATGGCTTCCATCAACGTGTGACTTTTGAGCAGTTGACCAGGGAGCTTGCCAGCTTCCTCCATCATGCCTTTGATGTCGTCCACGGTCGTTGCCACCTCGCCATCTTTGGCGTTGAAAAGGCGGTCGAGAGCGCGGGCGTGCGCCTCGATGTGCTTCCGCTGGCTGAACAGTTCGCGCAGGATTCCGAGATAATACGGGAAATGCGATGTAATCGGCACGAAGCTGAAAAGCTCCGAGATGACCGCCGGGCCACCGACGTGGTCAATCCGTCCAAGCTGGCGCAAACGATGCGTTACATTGACGGGATCAATGGGACTGCCTTCAATAGCCTCGTCAACGAGCAGCACGAAGATCTCGCGATGTGCTGGGTGCTGGAATAGCCCTGGCGGCATTGTGTGCAGATTAGCGGCGATGCGGTTTGGATCTTGAAGCAGGCAGGAAAGAACGCCTTTCTCGGCCTCGTCGCTGAAAGGCATCGGGCGGTTGAAGGTGCCGAGAAGTTCTTCGGCGGATGGAAGTGGATTGGTCACAAGCAGGATTGGTATTTTGGTTTCGTCACAGTCGGCAAGGCTCCAAAGCCGGAATCACATTCTTCACGCAGTCCTTGCCATCCTTTGCTCACGGTGAAGTTAATCATCGCGATAGCTCGCTTCTCTCCCATCTTCAGCATGTCAGAGAATTGTGCTTCCATCATGGTTGGCGTGAGCTTCTTCTTGAGTTCGGTTCGGTGCTTCTGCCATTTCTTCCACGCTTCTTCAAATTCCTTTGAGGCGAAAGGGAGCGTCAGCGACTCTGTACTATGGTTCTGGTTCTGGTTCTGGTTAGAAGCGTTTGCTTGGCGTTCGCTTAGCGTTCGCTTAGCGTTCGCTTGCGGTGCTGCTTTTTTTGCCATTCCTCCTAGTGAACCGGCTTTTTTAGCCTTCTCAGATTTAGCCTGATACCTCTCAATTTCGCGGTCACAGCGACGGTGATGCCAGCCGTCTTCACGTTCCTCAAAGAACTCCTCCAGCACTTCGCTAAGCACGTCCTCATTTACTCGCAAGCGTTTGCTTAGCGATTGCTTAGCGTTCGCTAGCGGTGACTCGGTGTCATAGTAGAGGTCGAGGCAACGGCGATAGCAGAGATCGTGCAACGGCTCCAGATGGGCAGTCGCCATCATGTAGTCGCTCGGGTTGAAAGGGTAATGGTTCATTCAGAAAACGGCCCCGCCCACGATGTGAAGGCTGGAAACCGTATCGCTCGGCATTCCTTCACATGTGGGCGGGATTTGAGATTTCGTTTCCATTGCGATATGCCGTTTCCAGTCGGCAGGGTTAAAATGTAGCGTTTTGGCTGGGCTGCAAATTTTATGATCCGCGACCAGCTTTAATGCCGAGCTTGCTGCAAAACTTCACATGCTGGTTTTTCTCGTGTTTCACGAGCGGCTTCTTCCGCACGACCCACGCGTATTTGCCGTGCATTACGATCTTTGCTCGTGGACAAGCCGCCCGCTGGTCGCGGTAGGATCTGACGCAGAGTGCTTTTTCGCATTGAGCTAGAGCTGTTTCTTTGAGGTTGACTGCAAACGGACCAGCCACGGCCACAAGGCCAGGGTTTGCGGCCTCGACCGCCTCAACATTTTTAAAGATTTTCATGGTGTAAATAATTGATGATTTCAGTTTTTGCTTCTTCCCAACCTTTGCAGACGCGGACTCGGTAGCCGTGCATCGACAGCCGTTCGCGCCATGCCTGTTGCTCAGGCGATAACCTGCCGCCAACACGTCGTTTCATTTCGATGAATAGCCCAGGCATGCCGTTGCATGGAAAGGCCAGGAACAGGTCGGGAACTCCAGGCTTTACGCCTTCCGCTTTAAGCCTTGCGGCTGTGGCAGGGTGCCGCCAGCCGCCGTTTGCAACCGCAAACAGGCAACGCAGTTCAGGCATTGAACCGCTTTGCAGTTCAGCCCACTTCATGAGGCAAACCTGCTCGTGATGTTCGGAGTCGAGTGAGTAGGGTTTCACTCCTTCTCCTTTCGCATCTCGCGTTCTGCCGCGCAGTCGGCGCACAAATCGCCGTCTTCGGTTTCATCCGCGACTGGATTCATTCGGCCAAACATTGCAGCGCAGTCGAGACAGCGGTGCCCGTGGTGAGCGTCGAATTTGGCGTCAGATGGAATCATGGAATTGCCATTCATGCGCGTTTCAGCCCTCCTGTTTTGGCATCTTCCCAGCCTTTCGCATAGGCGTTCCGGCGGATCGTCTCGCGGGTGGAGACAATTTCGTCGTGAGCTTCCTGCGTCCGACGCGCCAGAACCACGCTGGCGAAGAACGACAGCACGCTGCCACCGAACAGGGAGCCAAGGAAAAAAATGAGAACTGGACTCATGCTTCGCACCCCCATTCTCCTAATCCCAAGGCAATACTACTTTTGAGCCTTGGAGCTACAGATAATTCATGGCGGCAGAAGTCGCTGCAAATAGTTCCATTGCGGTTGGTTTGGAAAGTGTTTTCGCAAACCCTACATTTAACTTCCTTGATTGTTTTGCGTTGATAACCGTGGAATGCGATCTGACACGTTGACGAGCAAAATACTTTATTTGCCCGATCAGTGAGAAAACTAACGCCGCATTTTTTACAAACCATCGTGCCTCTGTTTTCCTTGCGTGTTTCCGCCGCAAGAACAGCAGCTTCTCTTATCTTGCGATGCTTGTCATTTATGCGGCATGGGATGCAGCAAAACTTTTGGACTTTAGTTGCTGGCTGAAATTCTGTTTTACAAAATGGACAGGTTGATTTCATGGCTCGCCTCCTTCTACCTGGAAAACTTCAACCAACTCTTGCTTGTCTGCCTTACGACCCAGCGCACCGGCACGAGTCAGCGCCTCGTTGAGCCTATCCTTCGCCTCCTTGGACGTCAGGTTGTAAACGATGCGCTTCGGCGTCTGTGACGCGATGCCAGAGCGTTTGCGCACGGCTTCTTCCAACGCAGTGATGCTGACGCTGGCAGCTTCCAGCATGTCGCCGTCCGTGATTCCAAGCGGAGCCAGGGCAGCAAAAGCCTTTTGCGCGTCGGTAACCTCGCGGTTGCCGGGCTTCGTCTCGACCGTCCACCCAGGCATTTCGCCTGCTGTGACACGAGCGCGGAAAGCGCCTTCGATTGCAGCGGTCATGAGCTTGACCATTGCAAGGCCACGGTAAGCGCCGAGCAAGCGCTCAGGTGAAAGCTCCATTGCACGAGCAAAGAGAGCGGCGCGTTGCGTGTCGCCTTGCGGAGCCGTCGCCGAGTCGAGCACCTCGACCGTTTGCAGCGCCAGGGTGCGCAACGCAGGACATGACGCCTTAGCCTTACACCATTTGCACCACGCTCCAGCCCGCACGTCGTCGGGCGTAGAGTTTGCGGCAGCGTCTAGCGAAGCCACGAGCCATTCGTGAGCCACGGCCAGTGAGCTTGCATTGTAGTCGGCAACAGTCGGCTTGCCAGCCCACGGCTGCACGATGACAACGCGGATCTCGGCGACGCCGTAGCGCAACCAGACGAGCACCGTCAATGCCGCTAGCTGCGCGTTGTCGATAGCCTCGGCGGTATCGCCACGACCGGTCTTGTAATCAAGGACAAGAGCGCGGTCGCTTTGCACAAGGATCAAGTCGGCTTGACCCGTGAAGATGAAGTCAGCGGTCGCTTGCGGTGTCACGTCTATAACCTTGCCAAACGCGGTCAGCCCCAGGCGGCGTTCGTAGAGAGTCTGGTCAGGCGTCACCATGCCGGGTCCGCCATTCCATTCCTCAATGACCTGCGCGGCTGCATCGCTGCACATGTCGCAGGTTTGGAGTTCCGACATGGAAAGCGTGCCGGCATCAGCCTCCAGGCCGAGCACCGCATGGATGCGCGTGCCGCTAGCTGCGTCCTCGCGGTGCTCCTCCGGAGGCGCAAAGCGTTCGAGGTCGAAAGAGGCAGGGCATTCATGGAGCCGCTGCATGCCGGAGGCGGAGGGCACTCCGCGTCGTTGGTCGGGTTGCGTGTTCATTACTTCGCTCCTCCCTTCGTCGTCAGCTTCACAATGGACGGCCAGAACTTGATCGCGTGGGAAAGCGTTTCCTCGTCGGCCGTGTGGGGCGTGGCGGAATCTTTGTCCGTGATACCGTTGCGCTTGAGAACATCCAGCGCTTCCAACCAGTTAACGCCGCTGGACTTGATAAGATTTTCGATTTGATCTACGAGCGTCACGGGCGCGACATCAACCAAGACCGGCGACTGCTCAGCGGCTTCCACCTCAACGACCTGCGCTGGCTGTGCTGCCTGCACTGGCTTGGCAAACAGCTTCGACTCAGCCAGAGGCGTCACGTCGCGTTCTGCGGTGTCGATAGCCTCCTCCGCCGTCATCATGCCCAGGGTAATGTCCGGCGCGTAGAGCCGCGCAAAGAACGCAGCGGCGCGATAGCGGAGCATCAACTCCGGCATGGTGATCCACTTTGACCCGTTCTTTGTGCTCCACCCCTCGGACTTCGCCATCTCAAGCGTGATCTTTGGTCCTTCGAGCGTAGTTTTGTCAGCCTTGCTTTTCGCCCAAGCGACGCAAGAACGGTCCGACTTGCCTTCGGTGCCTTCCATCTTGAACTGAAGCGGCTCGAAACGACCACTGGAATTGACCATTGCGATAAGGAACGTGGCGCGGAAACTTGGCCGGCCATGAATGACGTCGATGTTCTGAAGCACCATGAATGGATCGGCACCGAGGCGTTTAGCGATGCTAAGGCCAATGGCGCAGTTGGCAAGATTCCCGCAGAATTCCTTGGGAACCAAGGAGGAGGAGGCAAACATCTTGGCTTGCCGTTGCAGCATTTCAAAAGCCGCGTTTTCGCGGGCGATTTGGGCGTCGGATTCGACGTGGGTGGTGGTGAGTTCGGTATTCATTATCGTGGTGGTGGTGATGTGTGGTGTGGTGGAGTGAATCTCCCTCCTGCCATCTGCCGTGCAGCGGATGGCAGACGGGAAGCTCATGCGGTGGCTTTTGCGACCGCTGCGCGTGCGGCGATTCGTGGAATATCCACGCTCAATTCTGGGTCAAGCTGGCGCGAGGAATTGTCGAACTCTGCAAGCATGGCCTTGAGGGCTTCGAGCAGGTCAGGGGCGGCAGATATGAGGCGGGCGTTGGCGGCTTTTTCTGCATCTGCTTTGCCTGTAGAGGCATTCGTGTTTGCTATGCGATCACCGATAGGGCCGGTGACGGTGAGGTTATGGACGGTCCAAGGTGCGGGAGTGTGCATGGTGGTGGTGGTGTTGTTTGGGTTAAGCCCACAGAATGAGGGCGACTGAGAAAAAAGCGACGGTGCCGAGAATCCAAGCTGCCATCATGCCGCACACGGCGGCGCTGAACTCTTCGGCAGCGCGGTTAGTAGAAGGTGCAGTCTTCATGGCTTAACCTCCTTCTGCTCGTTGGCCCAGATGCGCCAGCGTGCTGCCATCATGGCGACTTCTGACAGCTTATGCTCAAGCTCCGTCATGGTGGACAAGAAATCGTCCACGACGATCAAAGCGCCCTGCGTGTTGCCCATGTCGTGGTCGCTGGCAGCTTCGCGCAACTGACCGGAAGCCGTGCCGAGAAGTTCGAATAAGTCGTGAAACTCGCAACGAGCATCAAGCAGGAGGTCTGAGGTGAGTTCGTAGTTCACTTCGCGCCTCCTTTCTTGGCGGACTTTGCAAGAAAGTCGGTGACCAGTTTTTTGAGGATTGAGGAAACGGACTCGCCGCGTTCAGCAGCCAGGACGCGAAATGTCTTGTGCTGCTCCGATGGTATGTTTGTGCCGATGTAGATGAGCTTCATTGCGCAGCATCCATTTCACATCGACCCCACCCCGTCAATCGCGGATTTTAGTTTTTTGCGATTTTGTTTTTATAGGCTCGCTTGCCTCATGGCATGTCAGGCGTGTAGGGTTGCAGGTGGTTTTGCGTCAGCCACTCCGCAGGAAAACCCGGCTGCGTGTCCAGGTCATACTCGTGACACTCCGCCCAGGGTAGAGCGGAGGCGAGTTGCTGGCAGGCTGCCAGCGCCACATCGGAGACTTGTCCTGAAAGCCAGTAACGTGTGTCGCCTTGATCGGCGCGGACAAAAGTATCAGCGGATTCTTTAGCCGAAAGACTGAAAGGCGGTTTTTCCAGTAAAGCACGAGCCTCGTCAAGGTGGACTTTTTCAATAATAACAAGGATGCGCATCATGGCGTAGCAGGAATGGAGGTGCCGTAACGGGTGTTGAAGTAGGTCCAGATGGTCGTGCGGTCGGTGGTGCCCAGCACGCTTGGGTAAAACAATAGCTCGGCTATTTCATAGCTTGAAAACAAACCATCTCCGCGCCGAAACAAACGCATATTTGCCAGCGCCTTGGAATAGTTGGCAGACGTGCTGCCGCCCGTGTTATTGTAAGCACGGATTGTGCCGGTTGTTGCGTTTCCTGTGAGGCAATATGACGAAGCAACGTTTACTGACATTGTTGACTGATTAACAGCGCCAACATTAGAGTTAATCACGGCGTTTGAACTACCGTCATATTGCCACAAAATATAAGCGCTATCAGGGTTATAATCATCAATCGAAAGAACGTTTTGTTGCGTTCCAGCCGTTGAAATTAATCGCCCCACATAAAACAAACTCCATGCCGTTTTGGCTGCAAAGGAAGACAAAAGCAAGCTGTCATCCACACCGTCCGCCTGCACGGTGGGCCGCGAGTTGATCCGGCCTGTTTTGAATGTTGGCCGCGCGGTGCCGCTGCTGGTAAAGTGATTTCCATTTCCACTCCAGTCCGTGAACTGCCCCACCGGATCATTGTTGGCGAAGGACTCCCTGTTTGCATCCAGCCAAATGAGCGGTCCCGCTACGGGTGGAAGGATGGACGCACCGCTGCGAAAGCGCGTTTTCGACAATCCCAGACCGTTGGCAAGTGCGGGCATAGGTTATTCCTTCCAGAGAATGACCTTGCCGCTGGTGAGGTCGATTACGCTGCCGCGAATCGGGTAATAGCCGACGGGAAGCGTTGTCGCCAGCCCGGCCTCGTCGCCATCGTAAGCGCCTTCGGGATTGCCCGCTGTCGGGGCCGTGATGGCGTTGATAACCGCCTCCGCGATGACCGTAAAGCCGTAGAAATTAAAGGTCACGGCGTCCGTGCCAGTGACGACCTTGTACCCTTTGCTGGCGTGTTCTCGATTCATGGTTTGATGGTGATAGGGTTTTTAGCGGATGCTTTGGCGCGTTCATTCAGCGCCACAGGAACAGCAGCAACGGCAGCGGATTTGCCCACGTTGAGCCAGCCAGAGGACGTGATGCCGATGAAGGTTTTCTCGCCGCTTGGCAACGTGCCGCAAGAGCAAAGCAGCAGAGCCAGACATGGGACGGCGATGCGGGATGCCAGCTTCGAAAGGCCAATCTCCGCGCCCCAAGAAAGGACGGCGGCGACGCCTGCCACGACCGCAGCGGTTGTGTGCTCCGGCACTCCTTGACCGGCCAAGAATGCCGTCATGGAAACCGAGGCCGCAGCAATGAGCTTGAGCACTTGGCGAAATAGCCAGCCGCTATTGGTGGCGGTGAGAGAGAGAAGTAGAGCGTTCATTTTGGATGGGTGGACAAAATTTCATGCGAGGCGCCAAGGTGGCGCAGGAGCATGTTGCGAAGTTCTTTGCGATCCGTGTCGCATTCGGAAATGTGCTTCTCCATCACGTCGAGCCGTTCGGTTCGCTCCGCGTTGAGCACCTCGACAAGTTGCTGGTTGCTTTTGGAAAGCCACCAGACGGCGATCCCCATGAGAAGCGCGGGAAGTCCGGCGGATGCAATTGATGTCCAAAGGTCGGGCGGCATTGTGCAAAAAGGGTGGAACTCGGTGGTGAAAATCAAATTATTTTTTGTCGCCAAGGTTCTGAATCACCTTGGCCGCATCCAGGCCAGCATGCGAAAGCGACGCTGCCGCTGCCGCTGTATCGTTAATTAAACCAAGCGTTGAAAGCAGGGTGTCAACGTCGCGCATGTCACCTTCACCGCTGGCGATGTCTTTGAGCGCAGGCCACGCCCAGGCCACGCCGGAAAGCATTCCCTGATCTCCCATGAGTTCAGATGCCAACGGCACGCCGTGAAGTGGCCCGGTCAGAGCCGCAAGTGTCAGGCGTTCCGCACTCCATTTCTTTTCGTCGTCGTCCCCTTTGGCCTCGCGCCATAGACCTTTCAAAACCTGAGTCAGCAAACCGCCGACGCCGAACACGAGGAAAGCCGTTTTGGCAAACTGCGCAGGTTCGCTTTTTGCCTTTGTCGCCGCCCAAGCCATGAGCGCGATTTTCTGGCGAGCTTCGGAAGCGTAGGCCCAGGACACTTTGGCGAGCGGATTTGTGCTCGTGACCTCTGCCAGCGACCGCGCCGCCATGCGGGTAGGCTGTGCCACTTGCTCAGTGTCTCGCTGCGCTTCTGTGTGCGCGTGTTCTTCGAGATCCGCACCAGTCAAGCCGAGTGCCCGGCCTGTGCCGCGATGGTAATCCAATAGCAGCGCGTAGGTGCCAGCGGTGAAGAGCGCGTCCGTGCCGCTCAACAGCTGCCCCAGGGCGCGAGTTGCGCGTTTGATTTGATTTGGCCTCGATGCCGCCGCAAGTCCTTCCATAGCTTGCCGCACGATGGGAGGCGCGGACTTGTAGCGCCGCTGAATGAACGGCGAATTGATAGCATCACGATACCCCAGGTTGCCGGTGAGCAGCTTGGATATGCCAACAAGGTAGGAACCGAGCGGCATCTTGACCGACGCCGCCGCCAGCTGCGTTGATTGCACAAGCAGCGTCGAGAAGCGTCCCAAAAGGCCGACGCTTGCAGCCCGCCCGGTCATGCGTTGAAGCATCTTGTTCATTTCCAGCGAGGACGAGGCATCGCGGAAACCACCTTGAGCAATGGCGTCGATCCACTTCCGCAGAGCCGTTGCTGCCTGTTCGCCGCCCTTGGCCTTTACCGCGTTGAGCACTTCTCGGTTGCCAAGGATGGCCGACGACTCAAGCGCGAGGTCATAATACGCCTTCCAGTATTCAAGCTGGCGAGTGTGCATCAGTAGCGTTTGAAGCGCATCGCGGAACTCCGGCTCAGCAATCGCGTTGCGTGAGCGGGTGCGCAGGCTCCCCGGCGTGAGGATTGAGCCGCTCGACATCGACGCGCCCGATACCGGGTCGATTACCTCGCCCGCCTTTGCTTGGACAGGCTGGACGGTGATCGGCGCATAGTTGTCATGCGCAGGCATGTTCACGCCGTAGCGCTGGCGGTAGAGCGGATTCAACACAGCATGCTCAGCGCCGTATTTCTGCATGATCCAAGCCATGACGCTTTGCGCTTCCGGCGTGAGTTGCCCGGTGATTTCGTCGATCCAGGCTTGGTCATAGCTCCACGAGGAAATCGGTTTCCCATCCTCGCCAAGCTGACCTTCCATGTGCCGCCGCCCGTCTTCTTGCCGCCACATTAGCAAAGCCTGGATGGCCCCAAGCTGCGACAATTCACCTTTGGCAGTCTGAATCGTGCGTTGCGCCATGTCATAGCGGAGCTTTTCGCCGGCGAGAACTTTGCCGCCCGCGAGCGTGGTGAACAAATTTTGCACCTCGTCAGCGAGCGCCTGATTCACGTCCTCGTATTGGCCGGATGCTTCGCGCTCCGCATCGACCAGTGATTTCACGCGGGCGGACGTCGAGCCGAAAGCATAGCTCAGAACCTCGTGGAACGACGACAGCGAGAGGAAGCCGCCCTTGATCTTGCCAAGCAGGGTTTCTGCCTCACGTTCCGCCGCGTCGCGTTCCGGCTTCACGCCAGACTTGCCCGTGTCGGCGATGAATGCCGCCCGCATGCCTGCGCGTTCCTCGCGCTTCTCGATCTGCGCCAGTTTCCACTTGATCCATCCGCCTTCGTAGATGTCGCGCAAAGTATCCAGCGCTGAGAACACGCGGCCAGCATCAGCGTTCTTCAAGTCGCCCACAAGTTCCACGATGCCGCGCTCCGTAATGGCAAGCGCCTCTTGCTCTGGTGTCAGCGTGTCGCCACCGATAAGGGAATCAAGCCGTGCCAGTTCACCCGCCACAGCCACCTCGTCCATCTTCGCCGCACGTTCAGCGGCGGCGAATAGCGCGTGCATATCGGCATCCTTGCCCTTGCCGCGCTTGCCCGCTTCACTATCAGGACGCGCTTTCTTGAACAGCTTTTCAATCTCTGCGACACCTTCCTTCTTGAGCCACTTTTCAAGCTCCGCGTTGAGCTTTTCAATCCGGCGCTCGATCTCGTCAAGCATGGCCTCGTCAGTCGCCAGCCCAGCGAGCTTGACGTAGCCGCCCACGCGGGCGCGGACTTCGGGCGGAGCAGCAGCAAGGATTCCATCAAGCAGCCGCAGAGCGGCTTTCAGGTTCTCGCGTTGAGCCTTCGGACTTCCGGCCTTCTTTTTGGCGCCTTCCGCCCATTGGTCAGCTTCCGCCCGGCTGGCATCCTTGGCGTATTTCTGCGCGGCTTTGTAAGCGGCCACGGCTTCACGGTGCGCGGTCTTGTCCTTTTTCGTGGAGGCGATGCGCTTGCCGAGTTCGTTCCAGAGCGTGTCCGCATAGGCGTCCGGCAAAAGCCCGGCGTCATTCATCGCCTGCGCCATTTGGTCAGGCATGATGCCAGCGCCCTTAGAATAAAACGACGGCGGCAGCCAAGGGACGCCGTCATAGTCGCCCGCTTTGGCGTCCACCTTGCCCGCCTTCTTGGCGTTCGTGAACGACATGAGCTTGCCGAAATCCAGCATGGCCGAAACAAGCGGATCATCTTCGAGCGCCAATGGCTCAAATTCCAACGTCTGACGCGCATTAGGCGTCAGGCCGTCCATGTAATCATTCATCCGCGCCTCGTAGGCCAGGGCTTCACGCATCCGCGCTTCCTTGCCAATGTCGCCAGCGCCACGAATCACAGCAGCTTTCTCGATCCATTCCGCGCCGAGTTTTTGCGCCCGCGCTTTTGCCACCTGCGCAATCGCCAACCGCAGTTCAGGGTTGCGCCGGAAGGGAGAAAACGCGGCAGACATCCGCGACTCGAAGTCGCCGCTACGAATGGAAAACGTAATCCGATTGTCCGCAGGATTGAACCGCTGGCTCAATGGGATGACATTACCTTGATCGTCACGGGTGACGGGGTCGGCTGATTTGATTTGGTTGGGGTCTAAAACGATAACCTCATCCGCTTTAGACTCATGCGCGAAACCTTTATTGTATATCTCAATTGAGTCATAGTCGCCCTTAACGAAATCATAAGCCTCATTGGTTAAGATTCTTGGGAACTCTTTGTTTCCATCGCCAAAAACCTCAATTGCCCACTCCTTTGTATCCTTATCAAAAACCAATGGGTTTCTGTATTTTAGATAGACGTTGAGAATCTTTTCTCCGGTTTTCTTCTGGTTGTGGTATGCGGGAGTGTTCTCTTTATCCAGAGAGAAAAAGAACCCCTTTCCAGACTTCCCAATAAGTGTTCTGGTATTACCATTCTTTCCAAGCCATTGACGTGTTTCTTGAAGGTTTCCACCTTGGATAAACTCATTGAAACTCTCCCAAGTCTTATGGTATGCCTTGGTTTTGTATCCAGCTTTTTCAGCCGCCGCGTCCACCATCGCCTGCTGCTTGGCAACGTCGCCAGCTTCAACTGCCGCCATGTACTCGGCGTCCATCGCCGGAGAGACGGCGCGGATGGAGAAGGTTGGGCCTTCTACATTTGCGCCTGCTCCTGCGGCTCCGCTGCCGTTGCCAACATCGCCTCGTCCCCCGCTTCGATTATCATCGAAATCAATTCCGAGATATTGTTTGGCTGCGAGTTGAGCGTAGTCTGAGATTGTTCCTGAAGTGCTTCCATATTTGTAACCCGCTTCGCGGCTTTTGAATATCATATAGAACCAACGAACTGCTTGCAAGGCTGAAGGTTCAAAATCTTGGCCCATCTTTACCTCAATTGTTCGCTTGAATGCTGATGCAAAATTTTGGAAAATTTCATGCTCCATTCCATTTGTTGGCAATCCAGTTCCGTTTTCAAACATCTGTGGGAAGTAGGATCGAATAAATCGACTTTCCCAAATGTCGGTGGTTGTAAAACGAGAATCACCTGTGGCGTTGAGGGTGTAAGCTCCAACCTTTGGGCCAAATATAAACATTCTAGGAATGAGCTTATCCTGGCCAGTGGCTTCATTCACTACCCGTCGAATGTCGCCAATGTCAGAAACTCCGCCAGCATAACCCATTTCTTTATTAAATGCGTGCAACTCTTTGCTGGTGATGCCTTCATGTAAATAAAAGTTTACAGCTTCCCAGTTTCCAAGCTTTTTAAATAATCCCTCAATTACTTTTAGGGTAAATATCTTGTTCGCTCCTGTGTTTGATTGAAGTTTAAAAGGATTTCCATCCTTCACCTTTCGGTTACCTTTTTCAGATCGTTCAAGCTCAAGCTTTCCAAAAGACTTTTCTGACTGCCAAAGGTTCATCACTTGCATGGCATCAGCCAGATTCCCGCGCAAAGGCGTGGCTGGAGATGTTAATCCAGTGAACAATCTAAACCCAACAAAATCATCATTTGTGAAATTTGGGAAAGTGATATCAAGGATGTTCCTTGTAGTGTTCCAGTCGTCGGCATAGTAATTGAGATACTTTGGATTCTCTTTTAACCATCCAAGAATATCATCGACCGATCTGCGTGCCGCTTCATTAATGTTTCGCAGCGATGGCTTAAGCCGTTGCCCTGCGGCTTTCATTAACTCAGGCCAAAAAACATTAAAGAAATCATCATCAGCCTCCTCAAGAGCTTTGCCCATTTCTTCTCTTGATTTTTTCCACTTGTTAATTTTCCGCTGCATAAGCGGATCATTTCGTTTTGATTCTGCTAAATTCGTTGCTGCACTAATAGAGAAAGTCGGCCCATCCACCGGCTTCTCGTTCTCTTCAAGGATCTTCACCAGCGACTCGTCAAAAATAACATAGTTGCTCGTGCCTTCACCTGCTCCTCGTGAGCCGCCGTCAAGGTAGCGAATGCCGGGAATGCCAAGGGAGGCAAGATATTGAGATGCGCTAGGCGCTGATTTGCGAGAAAGAAACGCAGCCGGATCATCAGTAGAGAGGCTTTCGTAAAACTTTGCGCCTGTATTGTTCTCAAAAGTGAACCGCGACGATTTGGTCTTTGCTAAAATGAGTTCAATCGCCGCCTTCACCTTGTCGCTCTGCTCACTCAGCGGCTTGTCCCAGTCGAGGAAGTCAGCCTCGTCCGGCAAGAGTTCCACGGTGTAGAGGTTACCGCCGCCACCTTCGGCTGTGTCGATCAAATAAATAGCTTCATCGGCCACCTCTTGGCTAATGATGCCGTCACGAAGTTCTGACCGGATTTCTCTTTTAGCCTCCAGCTTGTTGCCTTTATAGCCAAGAGTTCCTTTGGCTTTATAGGCTGCCTCTGCGCTCACACTTGGGTATTCTGCAATGAGTTTCCAAGCAGTAGCGCCGAGGCGTTTTTGGTACTCTGCTGCCACGGCCTTTTCCTGCGCAAAATACAGCCCCCAGCCATAAGCCTGGGCACCTTCGCCCGTGCCGATCTTAGCCATGCGAAAACGATCCACTTGATACGGCGTGCCGTGGTAGGCGCGGACGCTAAACGTGGTCGGCCCGACAAGTCGCGCACCGTCAGGCATTTGCACGATCTTCGAAGCGTCAGCGGGAACGGCGCGAGACATCGAAAACGTCTCGCCATTCGGACCTGGCGCTTCTTCCGAATAGGTCGCGCCGCCCACGTTCAGCGCCTCGTTGGCGATGGCTTCGGCGTCCGCTGATGCTTCGCGCTCGAACTTGGCTTGCTGATCCACGCCGAGCAAGTCGTCAATGTACGCGTCGTATTCGTCGCCCAGTTTGCCAGTCTTTCGAGCTTCGCGGATTCTCTTCGCCGTTTGCAGCACGGAAGCCAGAAGGCGCTTAAATGCGCGAACCCACGCCACCAAAGGCGAGTTGTTTTCTTCGAGCGATTTCGTGATTGATCCGCTTCCAATACGCCGACCATCTTGCAACCTGCCGAGCACATCAGCCACGACGATACGTGAGACGGCCTCCACAAGCGCACGCGGGGCAAAGTCTGGCGATGCGTTCACCGCGTCAGACGTGGAGCCAATGAGAAACTTTTCGCCCGTCGCTTCTTCGGCTTGCTGGATGAGTCCGAGCCAATCGCTTTTTTTGTAGCGGCCAAGTCGCAGCCCTTCCTTCAGTCGCCCCTCGCTCGTTTCTTCAATAAGAGTGGTTAGGTTCGCGCTTTTAAATAGCTTCGACTTCGACACTCCACCCTCAACCACATTGGAACCGAGAATGATGGCTCTTTCGACAGCATCACGCATGATCTTGATGCGCTCTTCCTGCGACTCTCCAAAGACGTCCGCCGCGATCTTGCGGGCCTCGTCAATATTTACGCCTTGTATGACGTTGGCCGCGATTGCCGCCTTGATGGCGTCCTCTGGAGACATGGAACCACCGCGAACGCGAGTCGCCAAAGAATCTGACGGACGAGGTGACACAGTGACCTCTTCGCCCTTTTGCAAAATGTCGTCTGCGATTCGGAGAATGGAATCATTGTTGATCCGCTCCATCTCGTTCATGTTCTGCTCAATAACTGGTTGAGCATCGCGCCATGAGTCGAAGGTTGCTTTGCTGCCATCGTTCAAATCCGTCACGACCACTTTGCCACCAGGGAGGAGCGTGTACTCAGGAATCAGACCTTGGCGAGTCACTTCAACGACGGCCTCGGCGACCGCTTTTTGTTGTGTATCAAGTTTGTCTTGATACTCCGCCGCAACTTCAGGCGAACGGTGCGTGAAAGCTTCACGGTAAAGCGCCTGCGCCTCATCCATTTTCCCGGCTCTAGCCGCCTCTAAAATCGGCACCGCCTTCACTTCAATGATGCCCTGCTCTCCAAGCCTGTCACGACTACTGAGCAAGTTTTGCGCATCTTTGATGTCGCGATGTGTGGCAATGCCAGCGCCAAGAAGAATGAGCGGAATGCTGGCGATTGCCACCGTTCCGCGAGAGTTCTTCCATCGTTCCCATTCAGAAGCCATATCCAGCCCGGTATCTATGCCAACGGCCTCAAACACAGCCCGCGTGAACGGCATCGTCAAATCTTGAACGCCTTCTTGAGCTTGCTCAAAAACAAAAGTTGCCCCAAGCCTTGCGCCAGCATTTCGCCACGCCGCACTTGTGCCGCTTTTCAGCACGGCTGCGACACTCGGCAGTTTGCGTAGAATATTAATCTCAAAGGCATCAAGTGCGGCCTCGCCAGCGCCAGACACTCTTGAAATCAACCGCGCCTCGGAAGGTTCAAGCGATGGATTCTCAAGCCTTAACTGATCGTAATTGGCTTCTGAATACAACTGCCAGGAAATCGGCAGGGTTTTGCCGCGCGTCAAGACGTTCACCGCCGCCATAGCGACGGTGCTTCCAATCGCGCCGGAGATCTCGCCAACGGGATCGGAGCTTTCTGCGATGGACCGCAATTCACGGGCAATCTGGTTTTTCTTAAACTCTCTTTTTTGAGCCGCTTCAATGAGCTTCTTTTCATCGGCATCAAGTTCGCGGTATTGCTTGGCAGTTTGACTTGCTTCATCAACGTCCGCTCTTGTCACATCTGATGCCACCGTTCCAAAGGTCGTCACTTTCCATTCTTTAATGAAATCTGCCGCTTTCTCGGCGCTGTCGATTTTTTCCATTGATGTGTAAGCCACACCGGAAGCGATAGGATGCCGAGCCTTTGCCGCATCCGTAATTAACGGCAGCGTTGGCATGTTCGACATGCTTTCAAGTTCCTCGTCTTTGGCAATCCCTCCAAACTTGCCAACGTATCGACCGCCGCTTTCTCCGATTTCTTGGAAAAATCCCGTGATGGCGTTGATTGCAGCGCCAGCTCCGCCCATAGGGCCAGACTCACGAGCGCCGATGCCTTTCACTGCTTTCTCACCTCTTGCTTGAGCCATCATCGTTGCGGCTGTCAAAACGGCTTTTCGTTTTGCCCCTGGCAAATCCAGCAGAAGACCCTCGAAATCTTTCAGCGTTTCTTTGTCACCGTCTTTCGGCAATCCCTGCATGGTTCGCTGGTAAGCGTCAACAGCGTCGGATAAACCGACGCCGGCAATGACTTCCCGTGCCTGCAAAAAGCCACGCGTGTACTCGGTGGAATCTGGCAGTCGGTCGAGATTCTTGGCCTGCCATGCCTGGAGCGCCGGAATGACATCGTCACCAAGCAACGCTGCTTTCTGGCCTTCCGCCTCGGTGTCCTCTTTCTGCTTCACGCGCTGGAGTTCCTTTGCGGCAGATGCATAGAAGGCAAGATCGTCCAAGCCCTTTGGAGCCTGAAGAAACCGCGTTGCGTAGTCGTTGCGATAAAGATCAAGTGACGCGTTGATTTCGTCAGCCGTCTTGCCGTAGCGAGATGCGAGGTAGGCGGTATTTGCGACTCGTGCCCGGTCGGCGTCAGGATTGTCCGAATAAGGTAGGATGGCAGCTAGCGAAGGCGCGATGGCATCGACCGTCTTCAAGTCATTGAACATCCCGCGCAGGCGGTCTTTCTTCTCTTGTTCGGCCTGCGCCTGCGACGGCCATTCAGGCTCGCCGTTGTCGTCCTGCTGCCGCTTGTAGCGGGCGAGGATGTCGAGTGCCTGCGGGCGTTGCACTTCGTCCATGGCATCAATTCCACGGGCGAGGGCGAAGGCGTCAGTTTCAAGGATTCGGGGCATAGCGTTTCAGAAGTTCGTTAATATCAATCTTTGGAGCGTCGAGAACTGGGACTAATGGATTAGCAACCGCTTCCTGAAGGCCGTTGACCAAAGGCATTGCCCCGCTCATGGTTGGGGCGCTTGACGCTTCAACGGATGCTTGTTTCACAAACGGCATTTTGGCTAGTTCGGCCATGCGCTTCATTGCGCCTTCTGGCGTCTTCACCTCGCCGGACTGAACGTCTTTTTCTAACTGGACTCGGATCATGCCGATTTGAGCGGCAATCTTGTCACGCTTGGCAGGATCGTCCTGCATGACCGGCTTGATCTGCTTTGTCACCTGTTCAATGACGGTCGAAGTTCCAGTCGGAACTGGCCCGCCCATCCAAGGCAAACGACGCCACCAAAGGAAGCCGCTGCTCGTATCAGGAACGGCGGTCTTGACCGTGGTCTCTGTGACAATCGGGTTGCCATCCGGCCCAAGTGCAGGCTTCTCAAACTCGCCTAATCGCTTTTCATCAAATGCCCAGCGGTGAAGTTGCGCCAACGGCTCCTTCAGAATCTCGGCTTGATTCGGCGCGGTGAATCGTGCGTCGAGGCGCTTCTTCAACTGTTCCTCGTAAGCACCGGAGAATCGCGACTCAATGCCCGCTTCAAGTTGAGCACGAGGTAGGCCGGAGCCGTCGTCTTTCAGGTTGTCAATGGATGCCACCGCAGCCTCGTATTCTGAGGTCGAGTTCATTCCGGCTTTGTTGTGATAGTCCGCATTGTAAAACTTCGCCACATCACGAGTGAGAGGGTCGAGTTCCTTGATGGCGTCGAACGTCTCGCCTTTCTTCACTTGCCCCAGGTCGATGCGGGTTTTGATGTCGCGCCAAGCGTCGGAGCTTTGGCCTGCCAAAATGTTCTTGGC